ATGGCAAGAACAATTTATGAAAATATCGGTGTTGAATTCGTTTTGGAAGAAGTAGACGAATATGAAGCAAAAATCAAGGTTAATGACAAAACTCTGATTTATATATCCAGAGAACAAGAGGCTGAATTTGAAGAAGAACTTAAAAAGTTATTCGACAAATATAGAATTTAATTTACAACTAATTAATAATGATACAATTATGACAAAAGAAGAGTTCTCTAAATTAGAATGGCAACAAATCAGCTATGCAGAGGCTGATGCGGGTTCATGCACTTGGGAACATCATAGATGGTGCATTAAAAGGCAAATTATCCAGCCTCTAAAAAATGGGAAACCTTTTGGAAAAAGCCGCAAAAATTATTTTTATAGAGGAGTACATATTACTTTGAAAAAACTCTTAGAGATCTTATGATATGCAACATATTAATTAGAGTAAAACTATAAAGAAACGAATGAAACGAAAAGTTCTATTAGCGTTGCTTTACCTTTCCATAGGTAGCCTTGCTTTCTTATTTGGAATGCACAACCAAAAGAGAGCTTATTCAAATGGTTACAAAGATGCATTCAACTTTGTGATATCCGAATTAGAAAACTATTGTGATTCATTAAAAAAATCAAGAGATAACATGAATAAGATAAAAATCGAAATTACTCCTGATGGCTGGGAGAGTACCGTAATCATTGACGGTAAAGAGTATAAAGAGAAGCATGTTGCAACAGCATTTGGCTCTGAAAGTATCGAAGGTAATTTTGAAAGTGAAGACGGTATACCAGAAGAAGTATACGACGCATTAAATTCATCTTTTCCCTTCGAATGTATGCAGGCATTATATTCAATCGAATAATATTCAAAACTAATCAAAAAGAAATGAGATACGAATATGACACACGAGTTGTAGGAGGCGGAATAAATTATCCTTCTGACGATCATCCTTTTTTTAACTTATCCAGTGAAGCTAAGTTTGATTTGGCTGAAATCTCTAAAGAGATACAAGTCAAAATGATTAGTTTCTTAAAGAAACATCGCTATTCCTCCGGTAATCTTGAGTTTGTGATAATGGATACGGGAAGAGTGAATATTATAAACGAGAGTGGAGAAACTTTAGTCAGAGATATACCAACATGTAGAGTGGATATAAGTATAATACATCCGATGATGAAATTGTAAATAATTAATAACAAATAAGATGGAAGCTAAATTTAAAATAGGAGAAACATTAATAATAACCAATGATCCCGATGAATCGAAAAGAGGTAAGGAAGTAACTGTCGTTGATACTTTCCATTTCGTCCGGAAATCGAAAGTGACTGAATCGGTGGTTGATCTATGGGAATATAAAGTGGAAGATGGGATAAAGCCAATAGGATGGATTCCTGAATACCATTTAGAAGCATTATCTAAATAAATAAAAATATGATTATAGTAAGAAGTGAGCAAGAAATTTTTGATTTGCTCAATCAATGTGCAGAAGCGGAAGAGACTGGTTCTTCCATTTATCCTGGTATGATTTACGAACAAGGCATCAAAGCTGCGATTGAATGGCTTGTTGGAGATATTGATAACCATCCAATTAATGAATAATAAGTATCGAAAGGAGCCATAAAATGGAATTAGAAAATAGTATTTTTCTTTTAGAAACCAAAAAGAGTAGGAAACATGAAGATACAACCTATTGCATTGGTGTACATCGGTTAGGAACTCCAAATATGGAGTTTATAATAGGAGAGACTGACAATGACCGGGAGTATGTAAAAGGAGATAAGGTCTCATATATTTATAATGCCGATTATGTAGATAATCTGCAAAACGCTTTAGATTGGCTGAACAGTGTTAAGTAACTAACGAAAAACAATAATATGTATAGCACAAGAATTTTTGAGCTTGCCATGAGCATTTGCTCTTATAAATTAGACCAGGTATTTTATGGAGAAGGGGCTACTGTTCGTCAAGTATATGGCCAGGTCCCGGTAGTACAGAAGGTCACCATCTCCGGAAAGAGAAAAACAGTCACCAAATGGAAATCGCTTCGTTGGAACGATGCCGGGCAATGCTTCTCCCTATATTCCACCCAACGTCAGCGGAATTACGATCTTCCCCTCCGGAGCGTCGAAGAACAACAGAAAATGAGTAAAGGCATGCGGCTGATGTATTTGGATGTCGATTCTCGTGGACTATTTTCAATTAATGATATTTCAATTAATGAACTTGAGTCATTACTGAGAATACTGCAGACTTTTCATAATCCGAACGCAGCGGCACAAGAATGTCTTTCTCATGATCTTTTCAAACGTCTACATTCGCAGTATCATAAATTGCAGCACAATGGACAGCCTTATCAAATACCGAATGGAGAACCTCGACTGGATCGACCAGTTCCTGGCGGTACTGGGACCAAATGAATTCCAGAGCTTTGAGAGTCGAGTTTTCAAAGCTCTGGATAAACTTCAGGTTGGGCGGTATTACGATATTATCTCCTCTGTTATTCCGTCCCAGCAGGAACTATTTATTAAGTTCTGTTGCTGTTATATCGAGCGACACCCGGAATACGAATTTAATGATGATTACACACAAATATGGAGGAAAGAAAGCTATGAACAATGGAAGATGGCAGCCGCACGAAGATCAGTTCGTAAGAGACAACGCTAATAAGATGACTCCAGAGCAGATGTCTGAGGTTCTGAATCGTTCACCTTTGGCCGTACAATTGTATATGCATCGGAAACATATTGTTGTTGGCCAGACAGTCAAAAGAAACCTGGTACAAGAGATGCTCCGGATTAAGTTCCGGCATCCGGAGAACTTTATGCCAACCCGCACTTTTTATCGTGAAGTTGGCATAAATCAAATGCGTTGGTGGGATATTTTTCACGGACGCAAAAATATTAATCAACAAGAGTATCTCGCGCTATCCAACTACTTTGGAATTACCTTAGAAGAAGCCTTTGCAGCGCGTCAACTCTGTATATTTGAAGAAGAAAGCAATGATTGACGAAGAATTAAAACAGCGTATTAAGGAGGCAAACGAAATAGTCGATGTTATTGGCCAGTTCGTTTCTCTACGTAAAAAAGGCATTAATTATTTGGGGATATGTCCCTTTCATCCGGATAAACACCCTTCTATGGTCGTCAGTCCCTCAAGGCAAACTTATAAATGTTTTGTCTGCGGCAAAGGTGGAGATGTTCTTCAGTTTGTTCAGGATCATGAGGGGATGTCCTTCAATGAAGCTCTTACCTGGCTGGCCCATCGTGTCGGAATAGAGCTTCCACAGCGTGTCATGACAGATGATGAGATGGCTAAAGCTAAGGAACGTGAGTCGCAGCGCATTGCTTTGAAAGGAGCAACAGCCTTTTTTCAGAAACATCTTCCGGATGCGCAATCCTACCTTTACTCACGTGGGTATAAACTTGACAATGGAATACTGCAGGATTTTAAAATCGGTTATGCCCCGGAAGGCAATATTGCCAAAAAAGAACTTCTTGAAGCTGGCTTTACCCAACAGAGACTTCTCGAAGTTGGCGTTCTGGGCGAATCGGAGAAAGGGTTTATCTACGATGTCTTTCGTGATCGCATCATGTTCCCGTTCTTTGACCTAAAAGGAAACATTGTCGGATATTCTGGCCGTTATATTACTCCCCAGGAAAAAAGTGGGAAATACATTAATACAGGGGATACCCCTCTTTTCAAAAAAGGACTTCACTTATTCGGACTGTACCAGGCACGTGAGGCTATCTCTCGATATGACAATGTTTATCTGGTCGAAGGCCAGTTCGATGTTCTTTCCATGCACGATGTAGGTGTTCGCAATACCATTGCCGGCAGCGGTACTGCCTTAACTCCTGAACAAATCCAGCTCATCGGACGCTTTACCAAGAAAGTCACTCTGATATATGATTCTGATACTGCAGGAATCAATGCTTCTCTTAAAAATTGCGAGGCATTGCTTGCTGCAGGTTTCCAGGTGAGTGCTGTTCCTCTTCCTAATGGGCAAGATCCGGATGATCTTGCAAGGGAGAAGAAAACAGATACCGGGAAGTGGATCATGAACCATCAAATGCATTTTGTCCGCTACTTTGCCCCATTATTGCGTGGTGATAATCCGGTAGAGGACCCGAATAAAGAAGAAGAGGCCATACAAACCCTCTGTGAACTTGTTTCGGTAATTCCTTCAGAAACCCTCCGTCTTAAATGTATTGAAGCAATAGCCAACCTTTTTGACACCAATACTGAAGTGATCCAACGAAAGGTAAATGAGACTTTACGTAAAAAGAAGACAGCTTCGATCAAAGAAAAAGACCTGATGCAGCCTGGCATATATGGTATTGAAATGCTTTCAGAAACTCGCTCCGGAAACGAACCTTGCATTCTTACTTCAGATTATCAGGAGTTTCTCACTTTATATGGAGACGAACCTATAGTATATGTTCATGGCGTTCCGGGAATGAACGATATCCAATTACTCCGTCAAGCCAGTCAAATGTTTACTACAGATAGTGATGGTCTTACAATTTCTAAAGATGGGACAGAAGCCGATTATTTGGCTGCATTAGCTACAATGTTTCGTGGAGGTATATCCAACATCACTGTGACGGTTGAAAGGACAGCGGAACCCGACGATGAAGACGAGATTATAGATGACGAAGACCTGAAGGATGAAGATGAAGATAATGTGATCGAGGCCTATAACTTTGCAAAATTCTATGTCTATCAGCATAAGCTATTCTTCAAAAATTTCATAGGAGAGCGTTCGCCTTATATTGAACGTTGTGCCGAGATTATAAGCTATGCTGATGATTCTGTACGTATAATCAATTACTCATACTTCTGTGGTTGTTTGGGGCTGATAAAACAGGCTCTGACTGAAATTCTAAAGCCATATCTGGCCAAGCGCAAATCTCGTATGGCCATCAATGCTCAGCGTACAGATGATGACTATGTAGAGGAGAGCTATGATCCTGATGAACTTCCCCGATATGTTCAGGACAATCCGGAATACATGCAGATGTTTAATCAATGTAATTTCTATCCAAAGCTGAATAAGCAGGGAGAACCGGTCTGTTACCTTTTTAAGCAAGAAAAATCAGGTCATACGATGGTAGGCGACTTTTTTATGACTCCTTTGCTACACATTTATTCTGATAACGACGAAGATAACAAGCGTGTCATTAAAATAAATCGACGCTACTACAAAACCCCTCTTTACATAGAGGTTCCCTCCAAAGCTCTTGTTAAGAAGAGCACCATTGAGGAAAAACTTATCATGTTGGAAGCTGTCAATTTCACCAACGGTGAAGAGAAGCATTGGACCAAGATTCGCGAATATATGAGCCGTCACTATGTGAAGTGTACCGAAGTTGTTACTTATGGTAATCAGCAAGAAGACGGTTTTTCTCGCCGCGAGGATCAGCAATTTTTCGCTTTTGCCAATGGTATCTTCCATATAGTCGATGGTCTTGCTCGCTTTGATCCCGTTAATGAGCTCGGAGTCGTCACTCACCATAAGGAGAACTATTATTTGCCGGCATTTTCTACAATTTACGCAGGTTCTGGCCGGAAAACTGATAAATACGAGCTTATTTCTCAACTTGTATATAAAGAAATTCCTGCAGATAAAAGATGCTCATTTGAAGAGTGGGCTTCCCTGATGGATCGCGTATATAAGATTAATGACAATGGAAAATGGGCTCTTATTTATGCTATAATGTGTGCTTTCCGAAGCAATATTCACTGTATCGACCGTCTTTTTACCGCTCCCTTTTTTATGGGGCCTATGTCATCGGGAAAAACACAAATAGCGATATCCATCCGCTCCTTGTTCATTTCTCCTAATATTTCTATATTTAATCTGAATACCGGAACTCTGCCAGCTCTCTCTTCATTGCTTTCTTCTTTCAGGGATGTTCCTGTCGTTCTTGACGAGTATAATAATAAGGATATCAATGACCAGATGTTCCAATATCTAAAACAGTCTGTTTATGATGGAGAAGGCCGTCAGAAAAGGAAAGCAAATCAGGGTAAAGATATAGAAATAGAAAAGGTTTTTGCACCGGTAGTTATTTGTGGGCAGGAAACGCCTCAGAGAGACGACAATGCTCTTATGTCCCGTATCATTGTTTGTGAGGTTCCCAAAGCAAAGAATCGCACACCGGAAGAGATTGAGCTTTTCAATAAGCTGAAGGAGATTGAGGATCCATCAAAGAGGGGCCTTTCGAATGTACTTTTCGAGGTTCTTCAGCTACGTCCCTTGGTTATGCAACATTTCCGGATGCTTAAGCAAAAAGCTTATGATGAACTGAAGAAGGAGCTGATGAATTCCGGAGAGATCGATCGTCTTATGAAAACGGCTTCATTATTTTTAGCAACATGTAATTTAATTGAAAATTATACAGATATGAAATTACCATTCACTTACAAAGATTTTTTCAAAATTGCATGCAACAAGATTAAGTTCCAGGTTGAACTGATTTCTAAAACCGACAAGTTGGCCAGCTTCTTCAAAGCAATGGATGTTATGATCGATTCCAAGGCAATAAAGGAAGGCCGGGATTTTGCCATCGACACGCCGGAACGGTTTACGATCAAACTTCCTGGAGGGGAGAAAAGGGAAATACCTATTCCTGCAGGAACTCGCGTATTATTTCTACGTCTCAGCACCATTTATACGCAATACGCTCGATCATCGTACAACCAGGAAGATTCGACTCAATCTACCATCGAGCAGAACCTACGTTCGCATCCCAGTTACATTGGATTGGTGCATGCCCGCCGCTTTAATTGGTATGATGTAGTCGAAGTTCCACGCGGTGGCTTTGAGGAGAATATTCCCAATGAAACAGGCATACCTATTAAACTGAATAATGATATGGTTCGTAAGATGGAAAAGAGAAGTACTAATTCAAGCTGTATAGCTATCAATTACGAACTTTTCAGAGAATTGTATGATATTGACTTGCAGCGCAATCCGGAGGAGGATATCCCGACTGCTAATCCGGACAATGATCCTTTGGGAGTTGCTGATGCACCTCAACCCCTTGTTCTTTAGTGAGACAAATTCTATTCTAAACTCTCAAGCAATTATTCCCGGTGGTCACCCCATTGGGAATAATTGCTTTTTATATTTTGATTTGCGGACATTTCGTCGAATTCTTCTAAACCAATGTTATACTATCTATCTTTCTCAAATCCCCCGGACCCCCTGAAACAAAAAAGAAAGCAAAGGAGGCAAAGTTTTGAAAAGAAAACTTTTCAGAAATACCGTCCAACAGTCCAACCGTCCAACAAGGAAAAACATTTTAAAATGTAACTCCCTGTTGTATAGTAGTATATATTTTCTTTTTAATTATATATATATACTACATAGGTGTTGTTTTGTAGGACGCTGTTGGACGTGTTGGATTGACCGTTTTCAACCATCCAACATTCGGCATCCAACAAAAAAGAGAAATAACGCAGTTTGTTGGACGTGTTGGACGTCCTCCAACACTATTTTTCTTTTGGTAAATTTGTGTAACTAAATAATAATCAGTAACTTTAATAATCCTGTTGGACGGTTGGACGGTAGGATGAGAAAATGAACAAAAACTATTTCAAAAATATATTTAGAGGAAACAGCCATGATTACAACGAGCATTATGATTACACCTTACCTTGCTGAATATCTGCGTGGAAAATATAATAATGGCGCAGATGAACCCATTAGAATTCCTGACAATACAGATTTGTATCACGTTATTTGGACTCTAATGGCCCGTCGTCATCAGAATCAATCTCCGGTGGACAATGGCAATCTTACTATTGTTCTCCCAGACCGGCGGATAGGGAAGGACCCACAGGTCTATAACTACCTTTCTCCGCGAGCTGCCAAGGTCATAGAGAATGAAGTGCGCCGTATGTTCAACCGTGATCTTCACACCGCTATGGATGAGAATGACTTGAACGGTCATGAGCTTAACAACCTCGATATCGTTCATAAATTCCTGTGTTCCTACTGTATTGACAGCATTACTGAAGATGCCTTGCTAAAAAACTTCTATCGGTGGCGGGAAAACATTCGAAAAAGAAAAAGACGTCGAGAGTATAAAAAGAAGTTAAAAAGGGGATGAAAAATCACCTACCGAACTATGCATTTTGTCCCAAAATGGCGGACAAAATGTCCTATGTGTGGCGAACTTATTGAATATCAAATAAATATAATCATTATGAGAGAATTATCCATCCAACTCAATGTATATCCCATCGCCAAGATGCGTCAGGATATCTATCGTTTCATTGCCGATGAATTTACTTTTTCGCCGGTACCGGAAGATTCCGAAGCCGGCAGGTGCTACAATTGTAATAAAGAGATTACAGTCGATCTTCCACCAGCTGACGTTATCCGTGATTTTTCTTCGGGCAAGTTTGCCATTATAGAATTTCGGGATACCCGGTACCGGAAGTTCAGTATTGGGGATAATAAGATACCAGCCATCGTATCCATTTCTCCGAATCTTAACTCCGCTACGCTGAAAATTGAGTGTAAAATGCTCAAATCGCCTCTCCTGTAGCGTCCTTCACCCCCTTCTGCAAGCTGCTTATCTTCGCTGAAAAGATATGCAATGAACAGAACTTTTCTCCGACAGCTTCTTCTATCAAACACTCAACAGCTTCTCATCTCGGCAGAAGGCTTCACTTCTGCCATGATGGATGCTTTCCCTTTGATAGCAAATGACACACCCACACCATCGGCTTTCTTCTTCGATGATGATCCGCCTACATATAAAGACTTGGCAGATAAAGCCCTTGCTAAAATCCAGCAACAACTGCATGCACTTTCCGAGTTCCAAGAAGTAACCCTTACCAGTGATTTTTCTTCCAATGAACTTCCTGAAGGTAGTATCGCCTACCATCGTATCTGGGGTTTTATCACTGCTGATAGTCGTTGGTATTTCTCTTCCAAGCAATTTGAACGGGATATCCTGGATGCTGAAGCTAATCCGGCTATTTCTTGCCACTTCATTCATGCCAACTCACCAGGTGGTGAAGCCTGGTATCTTGATAGACTCAGCGAGACCATGCGTTCGTTGAATAAGCCCATCATAACCCTTGTAGAGCAATGCGATTGCTCTGCCTGTTATTACATCACTTGCCATTCCAATGTTATCGCCGCACTTACAGCCAACGAAGTAATTGGCTGTATCGGTACAATGGTCGAGACCTATGACTTTAGCGGCTATTATGAGAAGCTCGGTATTAAAATCATTAGGCAAACCGCTGATAAATCAGACCTCAAGAATAAGAAGTACAACGACATGCGTGCCGGAAAACCGGAGCAATATGTCAAAGATGTGCTAAACCCGCTCACTGAGCAGTTCCTGAACGAAGTCCGTACAAGCCGTCCGGAACTGGGTGAGCTCCCGGAAGACGATCCTGTCTTCCGGGGCGAGACCTTCGATACAACTCATGCCATCGAAAAAAAACTCATTGATGGATCCATGAGCTTCTTCGAAGCCGTTGCCAGCGCTGTAGACCTTGGCCGGAACTACACCAACTTGGAAACAATCAAAAAGAACGCTCTCAACTATTTATAACTTAATTTTTTCATTCACATGAATATTAAAGAAAGAATTCAGACCGTCCTGCAGAAATTGAAGCTGCTGGACAAAGCAAAAGCCAATCAGCTGACTGACGAAGAATGGAAACAGATTGTTGACTCTTATCAGAAAGAGTATCAATCAACTCTTCAGGATGACTTAGCCGCCGACATGGCAGCTCATGCTGCTACAAATACTCCTATCACTCAAGAGCAGATGGATCAGGTACAAGGCATTTTGGATAGTATTGTTAATCCAAGCCAGAATGCAACTCAAGATGGAGAAGAAAAGCCGGTAGTGCAGACTACTCAAACTCCGGCAACCGGTACCGACATTGTACAACTTGCTCAAGCCGTACAAGGCTTGGTCAACACGATGCAAAATAGTGCCACTGAAGATCGTCCCATTCAGACGGTAACCGCTACTACTGCCAGTTTCACAGGTCCTGCAGATCGCACGAAGTTCTTGTTTGGTATCGAAAATTCTATGTTTTCCATGACCGATCGTTGGAACCGTATTGCTGCTAATCCGGCAGCTGCAGCTTCTTTTGGAGCTTGGGATGAAGATACAGAAGGCGCTTCTTTCCGTAAACAGGCTGTAGCTTTCTCTCGCTCGTTGCAAAAACGCTATGCCTATTTGCACGCCAATGGCATGCTCGATGCCAAGAAATTGGCTGCCGGTGAATTTGGAACTAATTACGAAGGCGTTAATACTGCCGGAGTCGGTAACCAATTTGTAGTTCTCCGTCAAGATGCCTTGATTGCTCGTGTTCTCACGAAACGTGATCTCACTCAGTATTTCCCGGTACGCTACGGCATTCAGGATCATGACCTCGTATTCAATGCTTTCTTCTCGGAAGTTTCCCAGGCCTACCAGCAAGGTGAAATCTGGAAGGGTGACATGAAGCTCGAAAACGAGATGGGACATGTTGATGACGCTATGATCAAGCTCAAGTTTGGTCCAATGAAGGAACTGGAGCGCATGTACATCGGCTACTTAAACAAAGAGGGTTCTGATCCGATCAAGTGGAACATGATCGAGTTCTGTATTCTGAACTCATTGGAAACCGCCCAAGTTGAGCAAAACAAACGCCGTATGCGTGGTATCTATGTAAAACCGGAGACAGGCGTTGCAGGTAGCTATCTGAATGCTTCTACAGGTGTTATCTACACATTACTCCGCTACATTCATGAGTTTAAGATTCTTCCTCATGATGATGAAGCTTATCGTGGATATACCGATGCCGATATGTTGGATGCCGTTCAGGATTTTGTTGCCGACATCATTACTTCCTGCACGGAAGATATGGACATTGACAACCATGTTCTGTACCTGAACAAAACCCATCAGCCTTGGTGGATCAAGAACGTTCGTGCCAAATATGGTAAGGATATCGACTTCACCGGACCGGACAGTTATAAGTATGTTGTTCCTGATACGAACGTACACATCATTTGGCTTCCATATCTTGGCCAGCTTCCTCTCATGTTTATGGATGTGCCCGGAAACATTCAGTTCCTGGAATACGTACCGGGTGAAATGCTGTCTATCAAGGTTAAAGAAGACATGGAACTTGTAAAAGCCTGGTCTACCTGGAAAGAAGGTTGTTCAGCTTCATTTACCGGCCGTCGTTTCGACAGCCTGGATAAACTGAAGGCAAACAACTACGAATGGCAGCAAATCTTCATGAATAAACCTGCTGTTGACATGGAAGCTGATGCCACCACCGTAGATGCTTCCAAAGGTTTCTGGCAAATCACTGTAGCCAACACTGCCGCTAAAGCTATTACTGATATCACTAATGCCAAAGCTGGTGTCGCTTACATTATCGAGTGTGGATCAACCGAAAATGCAACCACCATTGCCAAAGCCGGTAAGTTTGCCGATATCACAGAAGCATATACACCTACTAAGGTCGGTGACTACATTATGTTAATCTTGAACAGCAAAGGAAACTTCCTGGAACTCGAACGCCAGGTAGCCGGTGTCCGCAAAGTCAACGCCGCACTGCAGCCTAACATTCCAGGTGTAAGATAACCTTTGTTAGTCTGGTAATTAATCGTTTTTAGGTGACAGGGGCGGGTTATTGGCCCGCCCTTTTCTTTTTAACCCATCATTTTATTTAATATGAAAGCAAAGAAAATTTCAAATCCTTTTCGCAAAGGAAACCAAGCGGCTCGCAAAATGCAGCTCCGCTTCTTTCTCTCACTAATGACGTTGATCGCATTCGCCTTCGTTATCGGAATGTTTCTGGATCCGTCATCTTCTCCCTTCTGCCTCTCAGGTTTCGCCGGCACTTCATTCGCCGCCATGATGGCCATCGGTGACGTTGGAGATGTCTCCGACCGACAAACTCATGGCTCGAATATAGCATATAAGGTCTATTTGATTGAAATCTCCCAAATCAACCCAGATGTAACTTTTCCGAAGCCTAATGCAAGTAGGGAAATAGGTACTTTGCCTATGAAGACCGGACAATATATGAAATACTTTGAAGCCCATGATATACCTACATATACATCAACGGGTGAAAAAGGTGATATCACCACCAGTGGAGAGAATAATTTCGTAATGATTATGGGAGGTATGCGCGACCAACTTCTCACTTTTATTGAAGAACATGCCGGTGGTAAATTTATTGTCATATTCAAAGAAGTAGGAGAGGAGCAATGGTATATTCTCGGCAATTATGATCGACCAATGGTGCTTTCTTCTTATGAGTCCAAAAATGATAAAGATGGCCGCTATGTAACTTTCACATTCAAGCGTACCAGCATAGATCAATATTACAAGTACGCTGGCGATATCATCCGTGTTCCTGCAGCCAAGCATGCGGCTGACTCAGCAACCTTGGCGATATCTCCTCAGAACAACCGGTACGAAATCCCGAACGGATCCGCAGCGACTTACGCCATCAATGCGATATCAGGCCTCACAGCCAATGATAAAGGTCGCTACATAACTCTTGAAGGTACCGGTACTGACAAAGCTGCCACTATTGCCGATGGTACAGCCTTCACTCTCGAAGATGGTGCCACCTGGACGGCCAAGGCCGGTTCCTCCATCACATTCCGAGTTATGGACCCGGCTACACTCGTAGAAGTCCAAGGAACGCGTGTTCAGACAGCTTAATCATCATTAACAGGCTAACCAACTGATAAAATTCAGTTGAGTTAGCTTGTTTCAAATCCAACAAGCTATGTATAATTTCAAAGAAAAGAAACTTCATTTTAATGCCCTCCGCAATCCGGATGCTGCAGTATATGACCTTGAACTGTTGCGACAAGTTCGTCCCTGGCTTCCTCAACTGAGAACTTATGCTCGCGATCCGAAAAGATATGCGAGTGAAATCCTCTATTCTCTCCTGGATCTGACGACTCGAGAAAGCATTCGTGCCTTTCGTCGTAAAAAGTTAGATGAGCTGAAAGCTGCTACTGAAGTTCCTGGTACCGCTACTGGGAATACACCTTCAGACGAAATCACCGCTACAGATGGTGATACTTCAACTTCTGATGAGACTGCCGGTACCGATGCCGGGAATACTCCTTCAGATGAAACCACCACTACAGATAGTGATACTTCAGCCTCTGATGAGACTACCGGTACCACTGACGAAAATACTCCAGAATCAGTAAAAATAGAGGCTTTGGAACAATCCCTTGAGGAAGCCGAAGAAAGAGCAGAAGAGGCCGAGCAACGTGCCGAAGAAGCGGAAGAGGCCCAGGAAGAAGCTGAAATTCGCGCTGAAGAAGCCGAACAAGCCCTGGATATCGAGAAAAAAAAAGAGCAGCCCAAAGCAGCTCCAGCAAAGTCCAAAAGCACGAGGAGTACCCGCAAATCGACTGGGACAACCTCTTCGATCCGCAAGTCCAAATAGCCACACTCATCTACAACGATCGTGTGGTCACTTGGAAACAAATGAAGCAGCTCGACGAAAGCCTGGATAAGAAACCGGTCAAACGTGACATCATGGACATGGTGGAACTCCGGATCCGAAACTTGCAGGCTTTCGATGAGCTGCAATCGTTCAACGACACTGGGAAGTTCCTCTACATTCATCCGCTCATAACTCATCAGTCGGAGAGAGCGCAACTGACGAAGTTACTGAAAACGGATCCGCACGAGTTTCTACGCTTGCACAAGAATGTAGCGGATAACATCCGCAGATACGAATCTTATCTGAAGCGAGCCGATCGGCAGACTCGGCGCACTCAGGATAAAGAGAACCTCCGTCGCCATCGTGAACGTGAGGCCCTATTCAAAGCAATATTGCAAGATTTTAATTCAAAAGACTAAAATGGAAAAGCTAATAGAAGTATTTAATTTGGGTGATTTGCCAACCGCCCCGCTGGATTCATTCTTGGAGCTTCAGGAAGACTTTAAGAAGTCGGATCCTGATAAGTTGTCGAAACTGCAGATGCTCATCATCACTCGTGGTTTCAAGTACGCATTCAAAGCCTGGAAGGATCCTGATGGAAAACTCTGGATCATCGATGCCCATCAACGCCGCAAAGCACTGATCGCACTCCGGAAGGCTGGTTTCACCATTCCCGATATTCCCTACGAACCCATCTTCGCTATTGACAAAAAAGAAGCCGTCGAAGAGATCGCCGCCTACAACTCCGAATTCGCCACTAAGAACCCGGACACCCTCTTATTCAAAAAGTACAATATCGACTCCGATACCCTCCAACGCTTCAACCTCGGATATGAAGTCAAAGCCACCGACTTTGGCCAGCTCTCCCCATTGTTCGCCCGGGAGCACGAATCCGATGCAGTAAATGAAGATGAAGTCGATTTCGACATTCCTGCAGCTGAAGATACCACCGCAATTGTAGCTCAACCAGGTGATATCTGGTTACTTGGCAACCATCGCCTGATGTGTGGCGATTGTCGATCCAAATCAGATGTCTCTGCGCTGATGAACGGCCAGCATGCTGACTTATGTGTTACGGATCCGCCTTATAATGTCAACTACGAAGGCGGTACTGAAGATGAACTTACGATTCAAAACGACTCGATGGAAAATGATTTGTTTGCCACCTTCCTCAAGCAAGTGTTCTCCATCATGTTTACCATTCTCAAGCCTGGCGGCTCTTATTATATTTTCCATGCCGACAGTGAAGGGGAGAACTTCCGTGCCTCTCTCCGGAAAGCAGGTCTCAAAATAGCCCAATGCTGCATCTGGGTAAAGAATACGATGGTCATGGGACGCCAAGACTACCAATGGCAGCACGAACCTTGCCTTTATGGCTGGAAACCTGGCGCCGGCCATCAATGGAACTCCGATCGTAAGCAGACCACTGTCTGGAACTTCGACAAACCACAGCGCTCAAGCCTTCATCCCACCATGAAGCCTATTGCCCTCATGGCATATCCGATATCCAATTCAAGCACTCCCGGCCAGATAGTAGTTGATCTCTTCTCCGGATCCGGATCAACCCTCATGGCCTGTCAACAGATCGACCGTATCTGCCATGCGATGGAAATAGATCCACGTTATGTCACAGCCACAATCCACCGATATCGTGCCATGTTCCAGGAACAACCCATCCGACTGATCCGGAATGGGGAAACCCTCTCAGCAGAAGAAACCAAATCCCTGTTAGCATGAAAAAAGAACTCACCCCAACCTCCGATGTAGATAAGGCAACCCTTATCGGTGACGAATATGTATCTCAAGTGCGCACCTTCGGCGCACTGGGATACACTCCCCATCGCATTTGCTCTCTTCTCGGTCTCCGTGGAAAAGAGAAGATAGCTCTAACCATCCGCCTTGCCATGCCCGGTGATGTTTACAACGATGCCTACCGCAACGGATGTGCTCTTGGCGAGTACAACATAGATGCTGAGCTTGCCAAGAAAGCCGAAGCTGGAGACGTGACAGCTATTGAAACACTTGAAACTCGGAAGAAAGAACGTACTGTTAAAGACCTTAGGAATCAACTCTTTGGAATATGAATAAACTCGACACCCTTGATAAGATACATCCGGACCTAATATCCGCTTTCCTCACTACCGGAAAGTGCGACGGAATTGCGCCCGACGTACAAATCTTTTTGAAGCAGCTCCAATGGGCTGCCGAAATCTATGAGTACGAACGTAACATAACTCGTGCAGCAAAGCAGCTACGTCAACGTATCAATGCACAACAGCAGATAAACATTGACGAACGCACCTGCAAAGCTCGTATCTATGCTGCAATAAATTACTTCAGCATTGATAACAATGTATCTATCAAAGTATGGGAGTCAAATTATGCCGACAAATATGAAGACTTAGCCAAGCTTTGTGCTGCAGCTGAAGACTATAAAACAATGGGCAAGTGTTACTCCGCCGCCCTGGAGTGCCGCCGCCGTGCCTCCGAAATAGCTGAAGCTGATCGTGATTTAGGTATTGTTTTTCTTATCTCTCCAGAACTCAGTTCTGAAGACCTTGGATACAGCAAGGCCTCATTAAAAGAAATTGCAGCCAAGCATAACAAAGGTTTTTATCTCAATCTCATCGACAGCCTTCCTATTGAAAAAGTAGAGAAAAAACGTCTCCTTCGTGATGCTGATATCCAGGAGGTAGAATACGAAGAACTAAATGAGGAATAACATGGGAATAGAACTGTATAGCCAATCTTCAAACTCTCTCTCATCTCCAGAGACAACCTTCGATGCGACAACGAGCTTCGAATCCTACTACATGAACCAGATGCAAATCTTGGCTAATGTAATCGATCCGAATAATCTATATGCTGAAGTTGCACGCGCCGGTGGCAAGACTGAAGGTATTACCGGTCCTCGCATTATTCGTGTGGCCAATGATATGCCCGGTGAACTTTCCTTCCTGGTACATAAGACCTACGTCGCTCTCATGACTAATGTTTGGCCCAACCTACAGGCATATTTCTCCAAAGAAGTTACCGTTGGCGGAAAGGTACGCTCCATGCTTGAATACGGCATCGATTATGTAGTCGGTGAAGCCAAACTCCCTTCACACTTCCGCCGTCCCCGATATCCGATATCGTACCCCAAGCACAGCGTTGTTTTCCGTGATGGCCACCACATCCAATTAGTAAGTTCCGATCAACCGGAATCAGTCGCAGGCCGATCGGCTGTTCATGCAATCATCGAAGAAATGAAGCACAACAAGGGTGAAAAACTGAAAACCCGTTTGTTCCCTTCACTTCGTGGATCCAGTGCTGAAATCCGCCGCTCAACATATTACCAAGGTATCACCGGTGTATCTGATACCGCTCGCGTTGACTTGGGAGAGGACGATTGGTTTGAAGAATATGAGAAACACATGGACCATAAACTGCTTGAAGAAATAGCTACTGTTGCTCTTCATGTAAATGCCGCTATCTATCAGAAATACAGATTAATAAATTCACAGCGTGAGACAACCAATCCTGTTACTCTTGAGCACATCCGTCTCGAAATCATAAAGCAAGACCGCATCATTGCACTTTGGAAACCACGCCTGGCCGACATGCGTCGAAATGCAACTCTTTACATTCGTGCCAGTTCTTTCTGCAACAAGGATATTCTTGGTCCTAAATTCTTCAAAACCCAGCTCGAAACCCTCGATATGGATGAGTTCCTTACTTCTATTTGTGCCATCCGTCACAAAGAAGTAATTAACAAATTCTTTGCTAACTACAACAAAGAAAAACATCAGTTCGCCGATAGCTATATTTACGAGTCCATCCTGAAACTTGACCTCCGGGAACACTTCATCCTCACGGCTCGTTACCTGAAGTATTACAGTAAGCACGATGAACTTCTCGTTGGCTATGATCCCGGCCACTTTTCTTCCTTGACTGTTGCCCAGGAAAAAAACTATGGTCGCCAGCTCCGGATCCTAAAAGAGTTCTATTGCTGTTATCCAGATGAACAACCGGAACTCGCCCGCCAGTTCTATGAGTTCTTTGGTCCGGACTCCATAAACAAACGCATTATTCTATATCCCGACCGTGCCGGTAACAAACGTCGTGAAGAACTGGAGCAAATCACCACTGACAGCCGGGCACTAAAGCGTGAGCTTGAAAGTTATGGCTTCGAGGTTGAACTAATGAACGAGGGCCAGTCTACAATTTACTATTGGCAACAATTCAAACTGTTGCTACTTATTTTTGGTGGCCGCAGTAATGCCCTGCCGGAAATCTTGATAGATGAAAACGAGTGCAAAAACCTTTGCAGCTCTATCATGCTGTCACCACTGAAGAAAACAGAGGGACGCATAGAGCTTGATAAATCATCAGAAAAGAAAGTACCGTTAAAGAACCAGGCCGGACTAACAACACAGCTCCCCAGCTCCTTAATTTACCTTCTTTTTGGCCGCTATGGAAACAAAGTACAAAGCGAATTATCATCAATGCCGGATAATTTACCCGATAACTTTGCTATATAGTAGTTCTTTTTCACCCTAAAAATGTATCAGTAAATGTATAATAATGGGACTGTTTGACATCCGAATAATATCTAATACTTTGGAAAATAGGCTTTTGCTTTTGAAAACTTAAAACGTATTTTTCTTGTAAGACGCATACCTGCACGCACCGCTGAGTTTTCACTTTGCCGCTCACCCCCTCCCGAAAATTCCGAAAATATGACAAACCCCGGGTGCGTCCTTTTGGCGCACCCCGAAACCCACTACTTTCGGGCATGGAAATGACGATGACAGGTATTCAGGCGATGCAATGGGCTAAAGAGATATCGAAGCTCCCTAATGGATGCTTCACCATTGCCTTCTTCCCATGCTCAAGGCATAGAGGGGAGGCAATACCTAATCTGACGGTTAAGGAAGGATGCAAATGGCGCACCCAACTTCCGGAGGAACGGTTTAGCATTGATAGTGATAACTTCTTTCTCTTCAGTGATGCAGATGGTGAGCCAAAGATGTGCTACCGCATACTGATCCGGTATATGGGCTTTCCACAAGATGGTTTCAAACTTCATAAAATAGATTGGCTATGAGTAAAAGCAACCTTAAAATGGTAGGCAACTACGGTTGCTATCTTGACGACGATAATGTAATATCATTTCAAATCGGTGATACGCCACTCTCGTCAGTGCTGGATCCTGATCCTATGTTTCCGGTACTTAATGATAGCAATTTTCCGGATATGCAATGGCAAAGCATCCAGGGATTCCAAGTCTGTAGTCGTGGCTTCAACAATCTGAAGTGCGAAGAGATCGCCTCAGATATCAAGAAGAATCGACTACTTCCTCGCTTGATAACCAAGCAGGTTAATATGTTGTATGGGCATGGGCTTAGCGTGTACAAGCCTACGATTGTCGATGGCAAATTGCAGAAAGAATGGGTTGATTGCCCTACTGTCACCGATTGGCTTAATAGCTGGAAGGATCGTGGTCTCGAATCGGATCATAAAGAGGTTGCCAAATCTATCATTAAGAACTACTACTATTTCCGTGATTTCTTTGTAAAATGGCGATTTACAATAGGGAAGGGTAGAGGAGTACTCCCTGTTGCCGGTCTTGAAATAATGGAAAATAAGCATTGCCGGCTGGCGACAACAAAGAAGGATGTTGCCACCGATGTAGTCTATTATAAGGATTTCCGGCATATAGCGGTAGGGAGATGGGGCTACGGAACTTCAACTCTCCGTATCTATCCTAAATTCAATCCGTCAGAGGTCGGTAATTACAAGTTTGCGGCGATATCACACCATCGTGAAAAATCCGTTGATGAGTTCTACGGGGTGAATGAAACACATGCCGGAACGAAATCGTATATCAAAGGCTCCAATGATACCGCCGATTATATAAACTCGTTCCTCCGCAACTCTCTGGCCGCTAAAATTCATATAATTATCCCTAATGCCTGGCTTGAGTCGAAACGTATCCAAATCACCAAGCTCTGTGATGAGAATAAGCGACGCAGAAAAAACAATGAGGAACTTTTAAAATATAATGATATTGAGATTGGTACAGAATTCAAAGAATCGACGTTAATCAAATATTTGCAGTCGGAACTCCGCAAAATATCCCGCTATCTTTCTGGAGCGGATAACCAGGGAAAAGCCTATGCAACTATCAGCTTTAAAAATAGCCAAGGTGAGGAAGAACGTTGGAAAATAGAAACTGTCGATTTGAAATATAAAGAATATATCGACGCCCTGATATCCTACGATAAACGTGCCGATGAAGTCTTACTCTCCAGTGTGGGCCTTGATTCTTCAATTTCGAGCGTCAGCAAAGATGGAGTTATTTCCAAATCGGGTGCTGATGCATACTACAACTATCTGATCTACATTATGTCGCTCACCTCTGAAGACGAAATTTGTACGGAGCCATTTAACCAGGCTCTGCAGATAAACTTTCCCGATTTATACAGTCAGGGATATCGCCTTGGCTTCTATCGTGAAGTTCCGGCCCGCCAAGAAGAAGTATCACCCAAAGATAGACTTAATAAGCAACAGTCATGACAATATTACAAGAACTATTTCCTACCATCGCGGAGTTTCGCAAATACGCTCCGTATGCCGAAAGTAATATTACTTTCGATCAGCTCAACTCATCAGCAGTTTCAGCCAAAAAGATGATGATTATTATACTAACGAAAGATGTCTATTCTGAAATTGTGAAGGTTGATGGAGAGCTAAAGGAGGCCTTATGTATGGCTATGGCCAATTTGACAATGGCAAAGCAACTCATATTCGATATCGTTTCTAAGCGCAAAAATGATGTCGACATCTACAAGCATGAGCAGGAAACCATGCGTCGCTCATTTATTGAAAACTACTTCAATGCGATGGATACAGTAATCCAGTTGCTCGATACTGAAGATAAATTCCCTTCCTGGAAAGAAACCCGCTACAAGAAACTTCTTGATGGACTTAGAATTCAAAGTACCGAAGATTTCGATATGCTATACTCCATCGACCTCTCTTATCTCTTTTTCTTCCGGACAATACCTATTCAGAAAGAAGCTCTGGACGATGGCCTATCCGCCTACTTTGAACGAGCAGAAGGTAAAGAGGATGTATTGCGGATGCTTCATCGATGCCTGGCCAAACAAACCATTGCCATTGCACTCCGACGTTTTGATATCATTGAGTTTCCGCCTACGATCAGGAGCCTGTTCGATGATTCCAAAGCAAGTCGATCCGGAAAAGATGAGCAGGAACGCATGCTTGCTTTATCCGCTTCATTAATGGATGAAGTGAAACAGGAATTAGCCAATATCGACTTGATACTCACTTCGGATTCTTCCGGATCCGTTGATACTAACACTTCTTTTAACCGTCCTGATGACATAATATTAGTGATGCCATGCTAAATCCTACCATTGACTTTATGGCGAAAGGAGTTCAATATAGCATTCCTAATACCTGGGAAAGCCTTACTCCATATCTTTTCCGATCACTGATCCATGATATATCCTTGATGGCCCAAGGCAAACTCTCGATTGCTATGGTCCGCGTGAACTATGTGTGTCGTGTTATGGGGTGGCAACTCAAAAAAATAAAGGACTCTGATGGACTGGCTAACTTAACCTGGCTGGCCGAGCAAGTAACATTTCCATTCACAATTGTCTATCCGAATAACGATGCTGCTCTTCAGGATCTCGATCCTGAAACACGAAAGTTATGTAAGCGCATTCCTCCACACCGCCTAACAGGCATTACCATTGCCAGATATCTGAGTAAGCAGCCTTATAACTATGCTGTTGACTCATGCTTTTGTAAACAGCAGATCCCGGCAATTCGCATCGATGACGACGAGCTGTATTCAGCCTATAATATAGATACCTCGTTCAACCGGCTCACTTGCTCTTTGACAGCTCTTCAGTTTATCGAGGCCCGCTCCCTAATCGGCGGATCACTGGATCAACTTCCACTTCTGGCCGCTATCCTTTACTATCCGGAGCAGTACTCTTCTGATGGAGCTCATGCCCTTGCACACAAGTTTGTAAATCTGCCGGCGGATGAGTTAACGGCTATTGCCTTTAACTTTCAGGCATTCGTTAATTATCTATTCACCAAAACCGAATTCAAGTTACTTACAGAGGCTAAGAATACCAAAGAGTCTGCCATTTCTACCGGTGCTCTTGAGTCTCTGTATAACTTGAGTTCTGATGGTCTTGGCGACGTTTATACCGTAGAGCGAATGAATATTCTCCAATACTTGACCATTCTTCGTAAGAAACTCATTGATACCGTCCGAAGCCTTCACTCAGCTAAGATGGAAAAGATAGACATTGCGAATGAAACCGGCTTACCCATTTACATAATAAATGATATACTATGATTCTGAAATTATTAAAGTACTTCGCTCAATACCCTCAGAAAGAAGGGGTGATCTCCATGTTTAGCAATGGGGCAAGCCAGTTCCCACAGTACTCCGCTCTGCTTGAGTACGTGAAAGGACTTCCGGCACCGTTCATGCCAGCACTTGAGAATCTTGTTTTCGGCCAATCATACGATGATGTAAAAAGGCGTGTGAATGATATCACGGGTAATTATCTCTTCATTGATTTTGGAGAATTCTCCTCGTCCCGGGATTCCCGAAACTCCATTTTAGACCAACAGAAGCTGGCGGCTACTATCGCCATGAAGCTTACCGACTCAGCCGATATGATCGAAGTCGCCATTGCCTCGGATATCACCTTATCCCTTCTTGCTTCTCTCCGGAAGAAACTCATCCTGGACTCTCGTGCGGAAAATTGCCCTTGGCTGGATAAAATATCCGATAATCACGATATCGTTCCTTTTGTTTCTCCGGAGTTTAAATCCATAGGCTGGACACTCATGTTCAGTTCCTCTGCAGCTGATCTTTTCGATACTAAATCGTCCTTTAGAGAATAGTAAATCCCCGATATCTTAGCAAGAAAATGAAAGCAATGAAAAAACTCACGGTACAATTAGCTGTCGCTGTCTTCCTTACAGTTTCAGGTATGGTACTTATTTTTAGTGGTTTCTGGGTTTCACCTCGAGGTGAGATACACAATTCGGTATTGGTAGCTTTTGGAGAGGTCAGCACATTCGCTGGAGCACTCTTTGGAGTTGATTACCGATACCAGGTACGAATCTTTAAGAAAAAGGAGGTAAAAGATGAAAATCCTACTTGACAATGGACATGGAGAGAATACAGCAGGTAAACGTTCACCACTTTGGCCGGATGGTAGCCAATTATTTGAATGGGCCTATACTCGTGAAATAACGAGTAGAATATTTTCAGAACTTACAAAACTCGGAATTGACTCAGAACTAATTGTTCGAGAATCCATCGATGTACCTATTCGCGAGCGAGCTCGACGCGTGAATAGTATTTGTAAGAAAGTTGGTATTCGTAATTGTTTTCTAATATCTATTCACTGTAATGCCTTCAATGGTAAAGCCCGTGGCTGGGAAGTTCACACTTATCTTGGTAAGTCCAAATCCGATGAATATGCTACTATTTTCTGGAATACGGCTCACGATATCCTGAAGGATATTACTCCAATGCGTGCAGACTTTTCCGATGATGATCCGGATTGGGACACTAACCTTGGTATCCTTCGTGAAACTTTATGTCCGGCCATTCTTACTGAAAATCTTTTCATGGATAATCAGGAAGATTGTCGGTTTCTTCTTTCTCCTGAAGGTAAAAAGGCTATTACTGAAATTCACGTACAATCCATTCTTAAGATAGTGTTATCATGAATTTTGTTCATAATATATTGATTGTGTTGTTTATCTTACTCCTGATCGTGGGCTGTCGAAGTTCGCGATCAGGAACCTCACATTCCGATGTCCAAACTACCCACCTCAAAGAAACCCGGAAAGATTCCATAGACTTCAATGCAAAGTTTGCCCGCTACCTGCATGAGCAAGAATCTAACCTCGCCGTCCGGATCGTGGAGTACTTCCCTCCGGAAACTGGTGACACTGCTTCACATGGTCCGGTCAAATCTGTAACCGATATCGATCTATCTTCCAAAAGCAAGTCCAATTCCACAATCAGTCAGAAGCAGTTTATCGCCAGTTCCGATACCACCTCGGAGCAATCTCATGAAATAGCAAAGACAGAAACGACCTATCAAGTGAAAGCCCAGTCTTGGTACGAGCCCTTCATTCCCTACCTTGTTTTAATCCTCCTGGCTACCATTATTTATTACTTCCGTCGCAAAAACTAATCACTTTTTAGCTCAAGCTAAACAAAGCTAAGTAGCTGATAATAAAGAAGATGCTACTACGTTGTGTGCGTTAATAGTGTTACCTTAGCTGTACAATAATAAAGGTAAATCATTATGAACGAACAAGTTACAAACATTCTCAATCAGAACATAACGAAGACAGCGAAAATACAACAGCTCCTTCTTTTAGGTTTAACCCGCCGCCAGGTAGCCGACTTGGTAACCAACGGAAACTACGGTTTCGTGCAAAACGTTTACAAAAAAATGCTTGAGGCAGGCACTTTTAACCATCAACCTGCAGCTGCAATTCTTTCTGAAATAGACTACACTTTTAACCGCCGCTTCGGCATCGAGATTGAAGCCTATAACTGCGATAAACATCACCTCGCCCGCGAGCTTCGCGAGGCCGGAATCAACGTAGTAGTTGAGGGTTACAACCATGACACGCGCGACCATTGGAAGCTTGTAACAGACGCCAGCCTTAGCGGAAACAACACTTTCGAGTTGGTAAGCCCGATACTGCAAGGAGAGACCGGACTACAGGAGTTACAAAAAGTTTGCTGGGTACTTGAGTATTGCAATGTAAAAGTGAATAACAGCTGCGGCCTACACATCCACATGGACGCTGCAGACTTTACCATCGAGACTTGGCGCAACTTGGCAATAACCTACCGCCGCCTCGAGCCGGTAATCGACGGATTTATGCCGAGCAACCGCCGCAATAATATCTACTGCAAAACTCTTTCCAATATATCTGAAAGTCGCATTCGGGAGGCCCAAAACATCACACAGCTACGCTCAGTCTTTGGAAACGCCCGCTACCACAAGCTGAACCTCGAAGCCTACGCCCGCCACCGTACAGTTGAATTTCGCCAACATGGCGGTACAACCAACTTCACAAAAATGGAGAATTGGATACGCTTTGCCGCAAACATGATTACCTTTGCACAACAAGGCATGGTTAACGCAGGATGCCAACTATCAAGCATTCCTTTTTTAACCGCCGACCAAAAAATATTTTTCAAACTCAGAACCAAAAAGTTAGCATAATAATGACAACAACCTACACTTTGCAGGACGGCGGTAAAATTACCGCCACCTGCGCCGCCGATTTTGTAACCAAGTTACGCGAAAGCAGCCGCTTCGATAGTGAATGTACCGACCAGGAATACATGTACCATTTTGCCGACCGATTTCACGATCAGACCGGTCATGTGATCCGAGCCAATTCTTCAGATCACTTCTTAGAGGATTTATCCACATACGGTTATGTAAGTGTTAAATAATCATTTCATAGGTACATTTATTTGCCATAAACTTTGCCAATAAACAAATGTTTATTATATTTGCACTGTGTTTTTAAAGCGATGTTTGACAATCAGGATGAGCTAAAGGCTCACATAGAACATGTAAAGCGATGCTTGCAGTTTTATGCTCTAAGCGAGGAGGAATTGCTAAAGCAAGGATACCCACGAAGAGAGTTAGAGAGGCTAATCGATATCCAGTTGGATAAGTTAATCGAACTCCTCAAACAACTGAAAGACTAACATTAACCCCCTCATGAATTGAGGGGGTGCTTTAAAAACCAAATAAAGAAACGATTATGAGTGCAAAAAGTGAAATAGACAATTTGTTGAATAGATTTCTTCAGCTGGAGACGGATGAGCAACGAGAGCAATTTCGGGATACGATGGCTCAAATCTTAGCTGGTAAAACAGAAGAAGAAAAACATGAATTTGGAGAAGCTCTTGCAGACAATGCAAAAGAGATGATCCAGCAGTCAGAAGCGTTGATAGGAGAGTATCATTTCAAACAAGCATTGCATGATATTTTTCCAGCTATAACCTGGTCGTATATTGCTGAAGAGTATTTCCATAAATCGCGTTCATGGTTGAGCCAGCGCATGAATGGATATCATGTTAATTCAAAAGCTGCAGCATTTAGCCCAGAAGATATAAATACATTAGCTGATGGTCTGTTAGACCTAAGTGAACGTATAAAGAAAAGTGCTATCCTGTTAAAGGGGCATCGCTTTTAAAAACACAAGAATTGAGGGTGAAGTTTGGATAAAGAACACTGAGTGTTCATTGAATACTATTAGTCTTCCCTCTGCTCAAAAAGGCTTCCACGGGTTGGAGGCCTTTTTATGTTTGTTTATGCAAATAAATTTGTTACATTTGTTCCGAGTAAAAAGTTTTCGGCCATATTTGATAGTATATTCTGCTACTGTTATCATATATTGTGAATTTTATAATTAAAATCTGATACAAATGAAAAAAAAAATTGGAGATTATTTAGCATTGAGTTTATTTACACTGTTTGCTATTGTTGTTATATTTTCATGCTTTAAGTTTGTTAAAGTATTTGCAAATAATGAAATATCTGATAATTTAGATGATTGGAGTAATTATTCAACATGCCTTGCAGCTCTATTTACTTTCGTTTCTCTTACATTTATCTATCTAACATATAAGAAGCAATCAGATTCTAACTATAAGCTACAATTTGATAGCACTTTCTTCAATATGTTACATACACAAAGAGAAATCTTAAGCTCTTTTGGTGTTTGTTTTTTCAAACAACGTTGTGAAAAAATTATGACGTACCATCCACTGTCATGGAGTGAAGAACTATCCTCTGAAGAAGCTTTTGAACGCGTCCGTAAAGCGTATAATCTCTCTCTAAAAGAACCTGATGACAGCTCTGCTATGCATTATTTTCGACATTTATATCATATTGTGAAATTAGTACACAATAGTTCATTTAACTACAAAAAGAAATGTGAATATATCAATATTATTCAAGCTCAGATGAGTAATGAAGAGCTATTTGTCATGTTCTATAATGTAGTTTCATTTGGTAATAAGGAATATTTGCAATGGTTAGATTACTACCGTTTTTTTGAAAATCTGAGATCTACGGGCTCTCTTTTTGATAAAATAAGAAAACATTTTTTTCATAACACAGAGTTCAAGTATTCTGCTCCTAACATAGATAACAGAAATATTATATTAGATTAATTTATTTATATTGTTATGAACACAACTCAAGGATTTTGGATAAAAGAACCTATTGATATCAGAAATAAAAAAACAGGGCCTTATAATGTGAATTTTATATATAAACAAGGGAACGTTTTTATAATGGATAATCATTTGGCGGCTGCATATTGCTGGATCCAGGAATTAGATAAAAATGAAAACTTAAATTTCTTCCATATAGATCAACATGAAGATTTATGTTCAGATGCTCCAGTAAAATCATATATTAAGATTAAAGATACATCTCATATTTCCTTAAATGAGTTTCTTTCCATGCGTTACCAATCTGGTGAAAAACAGGCCTTTAGTTTTGAAAATTATATTCTTCAAACTCAAAGGATTTTTCCAAATTGGTTTAGAAAATGTTGCTTTGCTTGTCATTATTATGTAGTTTGTGAGGAATTAGATATGATTCCTCAACTTAATAATATCAATTTATTAGGAAGTATAAGTAATGCATCAAAGTGGGGATATGCTACACTTGAAAGAGATAAAGATAATCGTTGGATTATCAATATAGATTTAGACTATTTCTTTTATTCTAATGCTTTTCAAATGTTGACTAACGAGTATATACAATTCCTTTTTGAGGATTTAAAGAATGCAATGGAAGAAAGTAAGAAAATTGCAATCGTCACAATTGCTTTAAGTCCCGAATGTTGTGGTGGTTGGGATAAAGTTATTCCAATAGCTAATTATATAGCTAAAGAATTAGGATTAGATTTTAAACTATAAGATATGAGAAAAGTACTATTTATCTTTGTGCTGATGAGTTTGGCCTTGTCTGCTCATGCACAACTACGCACTGTTTATTGTGAAATGATCGGGACCGGAAGCCCTTCTGGCCGAAGTATCAAAATCTCTTTTGATTTTGGCGAACAGAAGTACTATTACAAGGCATCGAGTGACAATCAGATTGTTGATGCAGACGGTGAAGTGATTGACTTCTCATCAATGATCGACGCTCTTAACTACATGGCCAATCGAGGCTGGAAACTTCACACAGCTTTCTCTGCAGCAGTGAAAGGCCAGGGCGGTGCCGAAACTTACCGGTATATCTTATTTAAGGAAATCGGTAACGGTGAGTCCATCATGGATGGAATAAGGCTACTTGGCGAATACAAGCAGGAGCAGAAGGAAGAAAAGGAGAGAAAGCAAGCTGCTGAAGATACGAAGAAAAGTGGCTGGGATGATGTTTATAAATAGTATAAAGCGGAGCCTAAAAAACTCCGTTTTTTTATTGTCAATCAAAATAAAATCCCCATATTTGCAGTGCCAAATCAAACGATAGTAATCTATCCCGTTGCGTCCGGTAGACGCTCAATACGAAATTGGGCTTTTTTTATGTCCATAGATTTGCTGCAATTTATGTTGTATGCAAATTCATATACGAAACTTACGGCTGTCTTTTCCATTTCTTGGACCTTCGGGAACACGAATCGTTTGGTTTGGCGACTTTAACGGGAAAATGACAGCCGTTCGTGTATTCGAAAACTTGCCATTAATGCCAAACCAAACGATTCGTATATGAAAACATTAGGTCAAGGCACGCCAGCCGTGCCTACATTCCGCTCAACGCAGGATTGTAACACGCTCCAAGAGCGTTATTACCGTAGTCTATGTGACTGCGAAATTAAAACCACTTCCGACCGTTGGTACATTGCTACCATTGCCAGCATCTGCGCTACATTTATCTGTTTACCCTGCATCTTAGTTGTAGTTTATTGCTACCTTATGGCGCAAAAATCAAAGAAAGGAGGTTCCAAATGATGTTCTTCATCCATCATGTGCAAACCTATTCCAACGTCAACAAAAAGGGGCGGGAAATGTGCGAGTTTGCGAAAGCTTTCGATCGTCTGTTGATCACTGATCAATGTGCTCTGGACTCTTTGAAGTGTTCCTTTGAAGCAAAAGTCAATGAACTCAATCAGAAGTACCCCAAAACAAAAGCTATTACCTTTAGTGCCGGTGTCTTCGATTCACAAGATGGTCAGTTCAGTGTAAGGGTAGGCAACGATGACAATCAGTCTGTTTGCTTCATCTCTTACGCTTCCGTTCGTGGTTATTATAGCTTTGGCGAAGGAATGCTCAAAACTCAAACTCTTGTAACTCCAGGTGTCTGCCGTATTTGCGGATGCACTGAAAATGATCCATGCTTTCATCCCGATCATGGAACCTGTTGGTGGGCCGATGAGTCTCAGACCATCTGTTCCCATTGTGCGGATCCGGAGATATCAGCTGATCCTGCCACTGAGCATTGCATTAATTCGAAAGGAGGTAAGCAATGACTACCAATGAGGACAATAAACTCTATCCTATTAATATTGATGGAGCACAAATCTCTTCTTCTTCCATTGAGTCCATCAAGTTCATGCAAGACCAGAACTATGTTTGTGCTATGATATCCAATGTCGATGAAGTAATTGATATTATATTGGAAGAAACATTTCCATATGGTAAAGATGCCGATACTCAACGTCTACATATCGTTCGCAATCTCCGTGAAATTAGTCGCCATTTATCAACCTTTAAATTAGATAACGATGAAAGATAAAGAACAAACTATCACAGATATTAGTATTCACGTTGCAGCCTTGTCTGCATCATTCAAGCCGGTGCCCGATGCCCGTCATACGACTCATTGGTTTACCACCGATGAAGTCTTCGACGCCATCCGTCGCATTGATCCGGGTGCTCAGATCACCAAAGATCAAGTTCATCAAGCCATGCACGATGCCGGCTACCGGTACCAGAACCGGCCCGGATCCGCAGGCTTGGACTTCCGCTGGATGCTCCAGGCGAAAGAAATAAAATAGAGTAAGGCCCCGGGAAACCTCCACCGTATTAGTTACACAAAAAATACCAGGTTTCCCGGGCTACTTTTGTCCTTTCCTTATCCTTTCCCTCTTTCTACATTCGCTGGAAATAAGCAGCGAGTATGATAACAGACCAACTAATCCGCAACAAATTTATAGCTGATGTCATGTCCCAGGGCATCAATAAGATTTACGAGACACAAGAGAACGTGGTTCGTACTTATCTGAACACTCGTTCCGGAGACCTGGTAGCACACCTTCAGCGTCGGCCTTTCACCTCTCAAGGCACCGATAATAATCAAGTCTATTACATGCGCATCTTCCCGTACCTTCGGTTCCTGGATATCAACTATCGTCGTGGATCCGATCGCATCTCCCGTCACATTCGTAGCAATCTTGCACTTTACAACCGCGTAGTCTGGGGAGTACTCTACCATGAGACCTTCCCGGAGATCAAATACGGCTACACTCAGGAAATCCGAAGCTCCATCCGTCAGGAGCTGGAGCAAGCTCTTGAACAACCCTCTAATTAAATCGACATGGCTAAGAAACATCTCTCTGAAGACGAAATCAGGTACATCATATCCGGTGACAGCTCTAAACTGCAGGAAGAGCTCCATACCCTCACTAAGGATACCAAAGCCCTTAAGAAAGAGGAAAGCGAACGCCGTAAGGCTATGGTAGAGCTCGAAGCTCAAGGAAAAAAGAACTCGAAAGAGTACAAGAACCTCTCTAAGGAGTGTAGTGAATACAGTAAACGCATTTCCGAGAATAATAAGCAGATCAGTGCCCTTAACCGCAGTATGAACGTCAATGATATGACTATGGGCCAACTCAAAAAGGAAGCCAAGCAACTTACTGCAGTGTTGGATGATCTTTCGGAATCAGCTAATCCAGAAGAATATGCACGCTTGAACTCCAGGCTCATTGATGTTCGCAATCGCATGGGTGAACTACGCAATGCCGGTAAGAAAGTTAATCAGGAATCTGATAAGAGTGTAGCCTTGATGTCCAAACTGAAACTTGCCGTCAAAGCCTTTATAGCAGTAAAGCTTGTTGGCTGGCTCAAATCCGCACATGACCAGGCTTACGAAACCCGCAAAGAATTTGCTAAATACGAAGCCGTTCTTCGCAATACTTTCCAGTCCCAAAAGAAAGCCAACGACGCAATGAAGATGCTCCAGCAACTTGCTGCAGACACGCCATCTTCCATGCAGGAATGGACAGAAGCCTACATTAAACTCATTAACCGAGGTCTGAAGCCCACCAGCCAGGAACTCATCAATATGGGTGACTTGGCTTCCTCCCAGGGTAAATCCGTCGATCAGCTTATCGAAGCCATTCTCGATGCAATGACTGGCGAAAACGAGCGTCTCAAAGAGTTTGGTATCAAAGCCTCCAAATCCGGAGAAACCACCAAGTACACTTTCCGTGGTGTTACTACCGAAGTTCGTAATTCTGAAGATGCTATTAAAGACTACCTGCTATCACTTGGCCGCATTGATGGCATTGTCGGTTCTATGGCTGTACAAATGCAGGAACTTGAAGGTATCCAGTCCAACCTCGGCGATACGATGGATGCCTTTTTCAACAAAGTGGGTAAAAAGTTAGAGCCCTTTTGGAAGTGGGCAATGAAACAAGCCAATGACTTTTTTAGTGCTATGGGTGATTTACTTACATCCTATACCGAAACCTATGACATGCATTTCGACAAAATGGTACAGCTCGAAGGTACTCTTCCTGGTTTAGTTTCTCGTTACGAAGAGCTGACCGGCAAGTCTTCACGCTCTGCCGAAGAACAAAAAGAGTTGGCCAGCGTCATTTCACAGATTCAGGCTATGGTTCCCGGTGCTGCAACAGCTTTCGATAATTACGGTAATGCCATTGCCATTTCCAGCGAAAAAATTGAAGAATTCTTAGCGAAACAACGTGCCTTGCTTAAATTCGAAAACCAAAATGCAATCAAGGAGACCACGAAACAACTTGAAGAGTATCGTAAGACCTACGAGAATCTTATTGCACAACAGGAGCAAGGTGGCGCAACTATAACTCAGACCAATGGTCAGTTTGGAGGCAGTACCTCCTATATCGACACCACCACCATGCCGCAGATTGAGGTAAATATCAAGAAGTACGGTGAGCTGATCCAGGGTGCTGAAGAAAAGCTGAAGCAATTGAACGGCCAGACGGTCGAGGATGCCATTCACTCTCAAAAACAAATGCTTGAGGCACGCCAGAACTTCAACAAAATGGAGGAAGTACAGCTGAAAGCCTGGATAAAAAACAATAAGGACACTTATAAGGAATACGCAGAAGTCGCTCAGGAAATATACAACAAACGTTTTCCAGAAGAAGATCCGGCAGCCGTAAAAAAGAAAGCGGAAAAAGCAGCTAAGGCAGCAAAAGCAGCAGCCGATAAAGCTCGGACTGCAGCTGAGAAAGAACAGCGGGATAAAGTATCTACTGAGCAAGCAGCTGTGAAATCCCTCGAAGCTCTCCGCGAAGAAGACTTGCAGAATCAGCAGAAGACGTACAACGATTCTCTGGCCGCTCTGAACTCGGCCCAGTCCACCGGCAAACTCACCAAGCAGCAGTACGAAATGATGCTGTTGGAGCTGAACAAACAGAATGCTGACGCCCGTCTCAAGATTGAGCAGTCCTACTATTCTGATGCCCAATCGATGGCCCTTACTGATGCCAACACCAAAGAAGACATCGTCCGAAAATCCAATCAGCGTGTTATCAATGCTGAAAAAGAAGCCAATGTTACTCGTGCCGCTCTGCAAACACAGTTGAATGAACTTATCAAAAGTTTTAAGGATCAATTCAAACTGACTACTGTCGATGAAGATTATGCTATGCAACTTAAGGTGCTCGAGGCATCCTATCAGGCCCGGAAGGAAATGGCCGAAAAGAATAACCTTGATACCACTGAGCTTGACAAAGCCTACTATCGTGCCAAGGAACAACTCGAATCCGAATATCAGCAACGTATCCTGGCTATTCGTAATCAATATGGTCTCACAACTCAGCAGGAACGTCATAATGCAGAGTTAGAGCAATTGAAGCTCGCACGTGATCAGGCACTACTCACTGAGGAAGAGTACGAACAGGCCGTCCAGAACCTTAAGCGAGACAGCTATAAAAAACAATTCGATTATTACGCGAACCTGTTCTCCGGAGCCATTCAGTCTTTGCAGCAAGCTGAAATGGATCAGATTGACGCCAAGTACGATGCTGAAATAGAAGCCGCCAAGGGCGATGCCGATGAAGTCGAACGCCTGGAGAATGAAAAGGCCCAGAAGAAACTCGATATCCAGAAAAAGTATGCCGATGTCAACTTTGCGATCAAAGCCTCCCAAATCATTGCCGATACTGCAGTCTCTATTATGAAGGCTTATGCTGATCTTGGACCTATTGCCGGTTCCATTGCAGCCGCACTCATGGGAGTCACTGGTATAGCTCAGTTAGCCAGTGCCAAGGCCGAACGCGATAAGGTCAAGAATATGACTCTCTCCGGAAGTACATCTTCCGGATCTTCCACCGGTGCTCGCGTCGCCACTGGTCGCCAGGAGGGAGGCAAGATCGATGTCCGTCGTGCCCAGGACGGCAAACTCTTTCCGGATACGGATTATGATCCGGACGCTCGTGGTTTCATAGATCATCCTACCGTTATAGTAGGAGAGGGGCCTGCCGGCCAATCAAAGGAATGGGTAGCCAGCAATGCCGCCGTCGAAAATCCCACTGTAGCACCTATCCTGGATATCCTGGATAAATCCCAGCAAGCTGGCAACATCCGCACACTCGATCTTAACCAGGCTATCCGTGCCCGCATGGCCGGTTATGCTTCCGGGGGATCAATAAGTAAGACGTATTCAACTCCGGATCCGACACCTGCTGGCAACTCAGGCACTGCACTGCCTACAGAGCTCATGGAGAAGTTGGCTCGTTCCATCATCCATCTCGATGAATATGGAGTACCGGCTTCAGTTGTTCTTTCCGACATCGAGCGGAAGACAGAACTTCGCAATCGTTCTCGTTCCATTGGATCCAAAAAACAAGCATCATGAAAATAGTCAATACTAAAGCTGGTCAAGCCTATCACCTCACTCCTGGTACTCAACTTGAAATCGAACGTCCTAACCTCTTTTTCAACGAATGGGGTGAACAATCCTTGCCAACTGATCTTCCGGATACGGACTTGAACCGTCAGCTTACCAACTATCCCGATTGTATGGCCAACAAGAACAAACCTTCAGCCAACATCGACTGTAGCATCCAGGATGGAGATTACTTCATGCCTTGCCGACAAGCCATTTTATCAGCAAAACGCTATGAGAAGATTTCTACTTCCTTCTACATGAATGAAGGCTCTTTTCTTGCCAGGATATCAGACGTTGCCCTAACCGATATCTTTGGCGATGAAGTTATTCCAGGAATCACTACTGTACAGCAAGGAATTGACTTCTGCTGGTCCCTTCGCGATAATTCCCATCCTGATTATGCTATTTTCCCAATAACAGTCAACTTGGACGGCGATCGTCGATATGTCAACCGCATCAACTATATGAATGCTGAAGGAACCTGTATAGCCAATAATGCAGGCCAAGGGAACTATCGTTTTTACAATTCTTTCGAACGAAAAGAAACCGTCAATAATCGTATTATTAAGCTTGAGCCAGGTTATTACATTTCACCATTCATTCGTGCTGCATACCTGTTACGTCGTATCTTCACTTACTTCGGTTATACCTTGCTTGATCATTTTCTTACCACGAGTGAACCTTTCAGTAAGATGGTCTTCATCAATAACACCATAGACTCTTTAGTTAATGGCACTATAAGGCTTTCGCACCTGGTTCCCGATTGTATGGCCAACACCATTCTTGATGTGTATCGCAAAAAGTTTTGCTGCGAGTTCATACCTGATGAAGTCGCACGTACTGTACGAATAGAATTGTTCAACGACATCATAGATTCAAAGCCAACAGTCGATTTAACACCCTACCTTGCATCCCAACCAGAGGAATCTTTTCCCGGCTATCAACAGCTCAAACTCTCTTCAGAAACTGTTATTACAGAAGGCAATACCTACGATGCTACATACGAACTGGAGGCAAAATATCCTGAGGCCTGGTACAAAGAGGCTGATGGTAGCTATTGTCGTACAGGATATGCAGATAGTACTATTGAAGAAAGGCTTTCCGATGGTAATATACCCTATTATGCCGGCGGTCCTCTCAAGGCCTATGAAGTTAAAGTACCGGACTGTGTTTTTTGTTTATCATATCTTGCCTTTCCAGGTCTGCCAACAACCAACAGGGGCAATATGAAAAGAGGAGAAACAGCACCTTATATTGGTGATGGCCGCACACTCAATTCAACGATTGATGGTGTCCCTGTAGAAAGCTCCGTTGAAGACGCTACAGCATCAGATGATGATGTTGTAGCGAACAATCCGGATCAGAAACCGATCTTAGCTTTCGTGCAATATAGTTCTAATTATGCGATCGGGACCAATCATGATTTATTGGGTAAATGGGGATATTCCCTGTTATACAATGGCCCTATTGGAATTTTTGAGAAATTCTATCGGAAGTTCGATAACATGCTTCGGAACTCTATGCATAAGGTTTCTGCTGATCTATTGCTCCCAAACTCTCTGAAAAACTCTCTGCAGGTTCATCACAAAGTTTCTCTCCAGGGAGTTGAATTACTTTTCAATATCTTTAAATACACCATTGGTGGTAAATCGGAACCAGTTACATCCGAACTGATGACAACTTCACTCTATGAGCCATTGTCCTTAGCCAAAGCTGAATCTGAACGTATGGTCCGGAACACAGAATACAAATGGATGATTGTTTCTTCTACTACAGAAGTCAGTGAAGATGAATATGTTGCTGCCGGGTATACTATCAGTGAAGATGAAAGAAATCAGAATACAATTCCGGCCATTTATCCTTTACCACCAACCAAGGCTATTTACGATGCTGGAGGTACTTATTATCATCGTTCTTATTATATATATTATACAAGTCGAACAGGTGGAAAAGTTTATTATCGCATAGATTTATCCCTGCGTCCAGCGTTATTCTCAGAAAAGGATCCCAATGAACGTCCTTCACGCCCAACGACAACTCCTACTTGATTTGTCCTTTAATTAACCCCTCTCTATCTCTAATTTTGGCATAAAAAGAAATCAATATGACTATACTGCAGCAACCTGATGCTTTATCGCTATCTCAGAATCTAAAGGAATTCCACATCTCTTCAGATGTCCAGGTTTCCTTTATTCTGAAACAAGGTGGTGTGGAAATCTTATCTCAGCGTTACGATCCTTCCGCAGATGGACATATCACAATAAACCTGCGTGATATCGTCCATGCCCGGCTATCTTACCAGCTGATCGAATCAGGACAAGTATATGAGCAATCCTCACTTGCCTCAGATTTTACAGCCATGATTAATGACACTACATTAACCTTCCGTGTCATCCGCTCCGGTATTGACCGCCTGGCCGATTCTGCCGCCAATTTCCTCACGCAGAATTTCCTCACATGGCAGCCATCAATAAAGCCGGTTACCTATTATTCTCCGGAGTTCCTGACTTACTATGCCACAATACCTTGTGTGGCAAAGCTTCGCGCATACTTCACTGATACTTCCGGATCCGTGATATCACAAACCGACTACACAGTTGCTGAAATGGTTGCCGGCATCGCATACACTATACCTCTGCAGTATTCTGTAGTTGCCGGTTGGCTTGGCCATAAATTGCCAGCCTATTATGATATATGGGTTGAAAACCTAACCGGTCAGCGTCTCACATACATACAGCGTTATTATGCTGAAGACATGCGTACCGAACAAGAGCAGTGGATCCTCTTCGAAAATTCCCTCGGAGGTCTCGACACCTTCCGTGCCTACGGTACTACAACATTCAGCGGTGAGCATACACATAACCTGGCAGAAATTGACGAAATTTCTCAAGAGTACCGTGTCGATACCGAACGAAAGTTTCAAAAAAACACCGGCCATTTGAATCAGGATGAGCGCAAGTGGTTACTTGACTTTTTCCCCTCCCAGGCTAAGTATCTTTATGCCGGTAACTACCTGCGTCAGATTGTCGTAACAGAAAGCAATGTCAGCTACACTGACCGTGCTCTTCCTTCCAATTACACATTTACATTCAAATATGCTGATGCCCGTCCCTTATTAAACCTCCCCAGAACCGATATTCCAGCAGATGTTCTCAGCATCACTGTTCCTGAAGTCGGTTCTTTTACAGTGCCCCCTCGGCTTGCTGAATTTCCTCGCCTTCCACTTTCCGAGGGGGCACTTTTTCCAATTCAAAACCCATACTCCGAAGAATGGGGTATCACGACCGCTGAAGCTTTTGCCACTTTCGTTGGTCAACAGCTTGCAGAGTTTGCCGGATCCGGAGGTGGTATTGGCCACCAGCACCGGAATATCGACCTCTTGAACCTTCTTAGCTACGTCGCAGAATATCTGTTAGTCAACAATAAGAAGATCAAAGCCGGTTATTCTGATATAGCAGGTGATATCGAAGGTGATAAGTACATACACAAAGATCGAGTTGATCGTACCGATTATCTGCTTCAATTTGGTGAGTTTATCGACTCGCTAATTGCCGGTAAAGGAGGTGGCATATATCCTGATGGACGTGCGCAATTTAACAGCTTGGAGATTCGGGACTCATTGACAGTTTTACGCCTTATCATCAACGAAATTCATGCTATGGCCGGGGATTTCTCTTTCTCTGATTGTGGCGCCATTGAAAAGGTTGAATTGTTGGACGATGGCACTTATCAGCTTACGATGGAGAAACGAACAGATACGGATTGGACCACATTAGAGGAAAACGACGTATTATGTTCTATCGTTAACTCGCTGTTGATCGGAGGTACCGACTACTATACTTCTTGGTTCAGACCAGTATCGAAAAACCGCAATGATAATACTTTGACTGTAGTTCTTTATCCCGACAGCGAAGTACCGGGCGGCAAGAACTACCCACCGGTTGAAGGGTATAATGTGACTCGTAAAGGTAATGCGAAAGTTCCGGATGCTGGTGAAGCTCCGAACGAGCGTGCTCAAAGCTGGCTGATATCTTCCCGTGAAGGCAGGATCATGTTTTTGCAGAATGTATTCAGACCGATTCTCGAAGATTACAACTATGCGTTGACTCTTGGGCGCTTTCCCAACGTAAAGATGATAGAGAAGCTTCCTATCGGCTCTACTGACGTCGGTGTAATGTCGAAGATAGGTGTTTTTGAGAAAATCTATGAAGCTGACTGGAATGGAACGATTATCCCTAAAAAAGTGGATCGCGGAGAGTGGTCTTTGGCTACAGCTCAAGGTGATGAGCCTTACCGATTTGTAGACTATGAAACTCTTTTAGAGAATCAAAAGGTGATTACAACCTTGGAACAGCATACTGTTTACCATTATGGCTGTAAATGGGGATGTCTGATCGATAAAACGATTGATGAACCTAAATGGAACTCCGCCGGTTGGGTATTGCTCGAAGGGGATAAGAACTACTACTTAGATTTTATTGCTCCAGGTACTGCAAAACGCGGTCAAGTAAATATGGATATAACTGCATGGATTAAATACGCCAATCGTGACATAACTAATGTGCTGTTAGCAACTACAGGTGTGTCGGTAGAGTGGCTTCGGGATACCGGTAATATTCCAGCTGATAATAGCTGGAAGCCTGTCTATGTGGACGGTCAAAAGAATGTGATACACATTGACAATACTGATGAGCATGGAGTAGGATTAGGTTTTGGTTATGATTATCAGAGAGTCAAATTTATCTGTCGGGTGTTCATCCCGATGGGAGAAGATATGGAGACAGTAGAAAATTATGTTGGATTTAGAATTTGAAAGTTATGGGATTAGAAAAAGTTTTTCCTTGCCTTGTTGAATACCGGTACAAGTTCTTGGGACTTATACCATGCCGTAGAATGACAATTGTTATTCAGAGAGTCGGTGGTAAGAGCCTTGAGGAGTTGGTAACAGAAAAAACAGGGCATAAGAAAATAACTATAATAGACACTTATTAAAATGGCTATACAAACCCAACCCAAAGACGTACAGGTACATATTGATCCTTATTCTTTCCTGGCAGAGATACAGGTTCTATCCGGTAATCCTGTACAGAACTATAATAAGGATACGAACGACTATGAACCGGATCGCTCGCTTATCCCTTGCGTACTCATGCCTTACATTTCGGTTCAGGACCCTGAGGGGCTGATGAACGGTAGCCAAGCGATTACCGGTGCCGAATGGTATGAAGGTGCTCCAAAGGCAGACGGTAGCAATCGTATCGTAAATAACGATGATTATGTCGTGTCCGCAACAGGCAAACCTACTTATTCTTTGACGGTGAAAAAGAATGTGGACTACAACAGTCCAATAGAGCTACACTGCATATTCTCGATTACCGATAAGCGAAAGAATACCCAGGAAAAGTTTGAGCGTAGCACTGTACTCCGGACGAGTATTTTTGACTCAAACAATTATTCGTTGAAGATCAACCGGCCAAAAGGATGGACTATAAACCCGCTCGAAGTAATACCGAATAGTAAAGGAGAATGGCTTTATTCGATCACAGCTCAGGTGTATTCTGGTGAAGATATAGTATCTGATGCCAACGCAGCTTATTGGTGGCAGGTTCTTGACGGTACGACGTGGAGAGACTTTTCAGAGGATGAGTTAGATGTATTCGTTTCTGGTAAAAACGCCAATGGTACCTGGGGGAAAACTCTTACACTGGATGCCCGGTTCTTCAGGAATATTTCAGTCCGTGTTCGTGGTGCTTACTATAGCGGTACGCGTCCATCTTCTCCGACTTCGGACGAGATGCAGGCGACGACTTCCATCAAAGTGGAGATGCCGGGGACATTGCGTGCCGACATTCGGCAGACGAAAGGCATCAAGATCAACTCTCGCATGAATACCACTGTAGGTTACGAGTGTATATTATCGTATAATAAGCAATTGGTTGACAGTAGCAAGGATAGTCTATTTGTGATTGACTGGTACGCGAAGTCTGCGAAAGCGGGCAGTACAGCAAAGAATGTGGGCCGTGGAAGAACGGTGGAGTTTGTTCCTTCTACATATTCATTCGATCCTTTGTATCCCATATCGGTATATGCTGCTGTGAAAATGTATGTAGTAACAGCATTAGTGACTACAAATGATGACAAAGTCTTAACTACGAGTGACGGCAAATTGATTATAACACCTAAATATGAATAGCTTATGAATTATCTGTTAGTGAAACCTGAAGAACTGGACGGGCAGAATTACGATTACAAGTATGCGGAACGTATTCCGGACGGCCGTGTAATCCTGCCGCTCAGTGCTTTGAAGGTGCTTTCCAATTTCAGCCCTGAAATCCTTTCGGATGACAAGTTGAAAGCGCTGATTAAAGAGCAAAAGGAGAGCGGTCTTTATGATCCTCCCCAAGAAGATGAGGGCAACAATAGTGAAGAACCGGTAACTGGTGGAAGCAGTAATGATAGTGAATCTCTGGAAGAAGATATCACTACTGAAGAATCGGCCGAAAACCCAGTTGAACAGGAAGGGGGTGACGTATGAATCTTGAAGGAAGTTTTACCCTTATTGCCCTGATGGATGGTACTACCATCAACGGAACACTTCGTGTAGAAGGCACTCCGCTTGTACAAAGGTATAATAAAGGCACGGCTGTTTTCATTCCCGATTTTGAGACGTTGGCCGAGAATAACCGTCCGACTGTCGTTGTGATCCTGCGTGATATCTCTGATGGCAGCGTCTTGATTCCTAATACGATTGAATTCCGCTACAATGACTTGTTACTGACATTTGGCAGCAACGGTTTGTCAACTAATACCGGTATGGTGGGGTATTTCAAAAAAGTGGATGCTTACAGCACAACAATCGGTGGTGACACTTATAAAGTGCCTGCTCTGCGTGTTATGAAAAACCTTGTGCCAATATCTAATTACGACAATGATCGTATTACCGTATCTGGAACGGTAGAGATTTCCGGTTCATCCATTGCGTTCAACGCCTTGTCAAAGGAAGTCGTAATTCAAGAGTCCACCGGTAACCAGTATGATGTGCTGATATCTAATAATAAGGGTTCACAGCTTCTCCTGGACGGAGAATCCCTGACCGAGACAGCACGTATTTTCAAAGATGGCGTTGAAGTCACTGACTACACCGGCTTTACTTTCCAGTGGGTGAAAATGCTTGGAGCAGGTGACACGAACTGGGGTACATCTCGCACTCAAGTGGTTTCTACCAATGATGTGGATAACGTACTTAAATTGCGCTGTGATGTGAAGAAAGACGGTTCATTGGTTGCCTCCGGCTGTGATGAGATTACTGACTTTTCTGATCCCTACTACGCATTGCTCAAGATAACAGGTATCAGTGGAAATGTGGTTAAAAAAGGCGAGACTGCAACAGTCACACCGGTAGCGGTAAAACGTAGCACGGGTGAGGAAGTTCCTTCGCTCATTACAACCTGGACATTCTCTCTGAAAGATAACGCCGGCGCCGCATTCATCCTTACTGGTAAGAGTGCCGCCACATTTACGGGAGCCAATGCGAAGATTACTTTTGAAGACATGGTACGTGCTAAAATGGGCCTGTCAGGCTCTATTAGCGGAACTGCATAAATTGTATGATATGATACTAACAGGAACATTCTACTTAATAGCTGAATCTGAACGTCTTTGGATTGGTGTCAATCCAGAGACAGTATCTTTGGATGCTAATAACGTACAGGCTGCACCGTTACAGGTCCGGTTTTGGGCTGGTGAAGGGAGTAATAAGGTGGCCATGTCTGCCTATCTCACGTTTAGGGTTGAAAGTGTTGTAGGGAGTAGTGTCACGAAGTTGTTTGAGGACAAACCTGTTTCAAAGGTCAGTTCTTATGACTACACTATTCCTTCAGATCAGTATGCTACCGCTAACCGTATCAGTATCTATGCTTATGAGGATGCTGCACGGACGAAAGAGATTGATAGCAAGCAGGTGAACATTGTTGCCGCCAATCCTACGCCTTTTCCACGCTCGGATGATTGGAACGTGGAAAATGTGTATAAGAACGGAGAGTATCTGAAGCAAGACAATGTGCTGTACATGTGGACCAGCCGCGTTCCTGGAAATACGGAGATTAGCCCGAAGGAATGGATTGAAGCTCATCAAGAGAGTGGACTGTGGACGCCTTATCCTTACGACAAGTTAATTGCGGCCGAGATTGCTCTTCTTAATTTCGCTTTGATAGGCTCGGCTGTATTCCAGGATGAATATATGATATCGCAGCAGGGTGTTGATGCATCAGGCAATCCTACCAATGATTTCCGAAAGTTTGGCACGGAAGAATTTACTCCTAATCTGCTTTTGAATTTTGCTACGGGTTTGTTTGAAGGTAATAATGTCAAGGTGAATGGGGGTATTTTTAAGAATATCCAATCTCCGAATGGTTCTTTTGAGATCGATGAAGAGGGAAATATACAGATAATCGGTGAGTTGTCAACCTCAATGAATGGGACGCGTATTGAGATTTCTCCTAAAACCAATAGTATAAAGATGTTCAATCAGGACAATAATGAAGTTGGCCGTATCTCCTTTATGACTGAGGAATGGATGGGTATAACCAACTATTATCCACGGGTGTTTCTTAGGAGGTATTCAGGAAATAATATGGTCGATGAGATTCAAACTACCGGTTCATCCATTAATGGGTATTCTGTAGTAGGCTCTAATTATCTTGAATATAATTTAGGACCATTTGGACTTATCTTTTCTGAAAATGGAAAAGAGACTAAAAGATATTCGAACAAATAATAGATATATAGATATTTTTATTTACAAAACGAGATTAAAAATTAAATGTTAAATTGGGCTGATTTTCTTGATAGAAAAAACGCCCCTTAAAAATACCATATATGGAAAAGATTAAGATAACGGATAATAGTGTGATCGAGCAGATCAGGGATAATATGGCTACTGCAACTATTAGTGAGAAAGGATTGATGCCGGCCGGGCTAATCGGCTCAAAAAACGACCAGTCAAGCACATTGATATGCGAGACTACGACTAATGCCGTTACAGGCTCTTTATTATTAGCTGTTTCTGCGACCACTTCAGGAATCCCCAACCTTTATTTCATTTCTATGGGGCGGTCTGCCAATAGTACAAGTAATCCGACCCTTAGAGTGAAAGTATTAGCAGGTACTTACAACATCAAGATTATAGGGAAAACAGATGCAAATGGCGTGTGTAGGATATACGCTGAACGCAATCAGTATACACCTGTTCTTAAAGTCATCTCAATGAATACAATTGGCATTACTATGAAGATGGAGTCTGCCGATAATTCAGATTTTGAGGAAGGCTTTGAAGCTACGTTGGAGTAATAGTATAGGGGCATAGTGCCCCCTATTATTTATGTAATCTCAATTTGCACTGCCCCTTCTGGTAATGATTCTTGCATTAGGTGATAGGAAAAACTCCCAGATTCTAATAGAGGGGATATATGTGTAACTGAATAGTCAACACTTGAAAGCATGTATATTGATAATTTGTTTCCGTCTTTTACATAATAGAACTTAGCAGACAGACCATCATTTAATTTCTTTATAATACAAGAGTATGAGCCACCATTAGCCATTGAAAATGATAGCAAAAATACGGCACAAGTGCTTCCTTCAATTCGTCCTGTGGTAACAAGCGCAACCACAGCAGTTTGACCTACTGCCGAATACAACTTGATACAAGCCGATTTCTCTGTAATAGCTAATCCTTTGGCTTTAACGAACCTATCAGAACCGGCATTCAATAATCCTTTTTGAGCTTGTGTAGCTACAGGTATATTCTCTCTGATTTCTTCTATCACACTACTATCTGTAACTTTAACTTTATCCAT